GCTCCAGGTCACTTTGCGACTTGATCTCTTTCAGGCCGGTCAGCTCTTTCCTGGCGCACCAGTTCGATCCATGGATGCCGGTCCACTTCAGGCCCATTCTCCGGATCGCGCCGATAATCAGGCCGATGCAGTCGCAGTATCCGTCAGATCCGTCTCCCGGCTCCCGGCGCTTTGGGTTGGAATTGAAGATCTGCAGGATCTTCTCCAGAAACAGTTTAATCACTTGATCCCAGGTCATCCGTTTTCACCTCCGTCGTTTACGGAACCTTCTTCATTGTCTTCGTCCTCCTGCGCAGAATTTGATATTTTCCCGTTCTTCAGCCCGATCTCAAGCTTGGCTCTGTTCAGCATGGCGAACACGCCTTTCTCATAGATCGAGTTCCGGGTGTAGGCCCAGACATTCAGGATCATGACCGCCGTAGCGATCAGCCCCATGTAAACGCAATACAGGGCAGCTTCCGGAACGAGCAGAAACAGAACCGTCAGCCAGGTCATAAAAAGGAACCAGAAGACAGATGTCCATCTGGCCAGCTTCTTAGAGAACTGCTTTTTCGGATCGATCCGGATCTCGCTCATGACTGGCTCACCTTACCGATCAGGCTGTTCGAATAATGCTGCAGATCGTCTCGTGCTTTCTGCATCTGATCCGCGTTTCCGTTGTGGAGCTCATGGTCCAGCACGGCCACCAGGGCGTTACAGGTAACTTCCAGCCCGCCGGCAATGACCTCATTGGACTTCTTGATCGTACTGATCGTGTCCTCGTGATTGTCCAGCCTGTTCTTGTCGTTCTCCAGTTTCGACTCGATGCCGGACAGTCGTGGTTCCAGTTTTTCCATCACCTTCGTGGCGATGTCCTCTGTCAGCTGCTGCCGGAAACCGTTGTCATGGGTTTGCTCCTCTTCCTGGCGCTCCTTCTTCCGGTTCTTAAATATCGTCCGGATCTTGTCGTACTCGATGAACAGCGCACCGAGCCCGACAACCACGATGATCGTGGTCCAGAGCATCTCAGGAGTGAAACCCTGAATGCTTTGCATCGTCCTCACCTCTATTCGTTTTTGTCTTAGATTGGCATAAAAAGAGCACCGGTTATTCTTCCGGTGCTGAGTGCCTGATGAGGACGTAGTCCTCACATATTTTGTCTCGCAGAGCCTTATCGTCCGTGTGCTGAAGGATGCCAAGGTAACTTTGAATCACGCTCAGGGCATATTCCATAGGAACATCTCCGCGCCCGTAAGCTTCCCGGACATAATTAAGATGCCGTTTCATCTGCAGGGAAGTCGACTTCCGCAGACTTATGCTGTGCGGTCTGACTATCTTCCCAATAAATTCGCACCCTTGTTCTGCTGGAATAACAGCTGTTTTATTGTTCAGCTGCAGATAAAAATTCTCGCGCAAGAAATCATCTGTCGCGCCGATGATATCCCATACCTGCTGTTTGCTTGGCGCAATGCACAGCATATCATCCATGTACCGAATGTAATACGGTGCCTGTAGTGCTCGCTTCACATAATGATCCACCGGCGTAAGCACTACGTTTGCTGTCATCTGACTAATCAGGCTTCCGACCTGCATTCCTATGCCGCTGACCATCTCAACATCCAAAGGATCAGAGTATTCGAGCGGCATTCCGAAAGGCCGGCCGTCAGATCTGATCATCGTTTCCAGGTACCAGAGCATCTTCACATCATCCAGCGGCTTCATCAGCTCGCGCAGCTGGATCTCGATCGGGATCCGGAAGAAGAACTTCTGAACATCCATCTTCCCGATATGCCAGTCGCCAGGGCGAAGCCTTACATGCCGAAGCCATTTTTGCAGCTGGTCACAGGCTTTGATTTGCCCTCTTCCTGGTATCGAACCGTAACTGTGTTCATACATGCTTCTGGAATAAATCGGCCAGAGCACGTTATACGCGGCGCAGTTCATTACCCGGTATTTAAATGGCAAAGCGTGAATAAGCCGGACCTTTGGGAAGTATTCGTAAAAAGCGTGTATGCCGTTCACGACAAGATCCTGCCAGATCAGATGATTTTGCGCTTCGATCAGGTTGTCTTCCAGATGAGCAGAATAGGCAAGCACCTCCGGCTTGAACCGCTTGTTCTCGCGGGCCAGCCTGTATCCGTCATACAGATTCTCGAATTGATAGAATCTTTCGAAGACTCCGCTGTGCTTTTCCATATTCCGTTCCTCATCCAGTTCTGCGCCTATCAGCCCGGTTTTTCCGGTTGCGGATTACGCAGCTGTTCGCCTTTTTCTGCCGTTACCGACCGAGGAGTCAGGCCCCTTTATCATCACCGTTCTGGACGGATGCCCTTGAGCATTCGACATCTGACTTCGACGCTTTGCAACGCCAATGATGAAGCGGAGCGGAAGCCGATGTTGCCGTTCGCGTTCGAACGAGGATTGTTGCCGTTCGAGTTGAAGACGCCGGCGTTGGCACCATTGTTCCAATTGCCGCCGCGGTTGAAGGACCGCAACATCACTCCGCAAACTCGACCTGAGCCCTATGTCTGTGACCTGTCCCTGACGGATTTGATCAGGCCACCGATCATCTTTCCGATCTCCACGAGCTTTGAGACCCATACCTCGTAAGTATGGAAGGAGATGTATTTCAGCTCCATCGCAACGCGGAGATAGATCTTCAGCTTTTCATTGCAGATATCCATGTTTTCGAGCGTGGTCTTTTTCGTATACCGTTTTTCCTCGGTGATCGTAAGTTCCAGGAGCTCGTTCATACAGGTTCTGATGTCTGCTGCCAGGCTGAATTTCTCTACCTTCGGAAAGCGGGAGAGAATGGGATAACCGTAGGTCATCATATCCTGCACCTTCTGCAGAGTTTTGAAGTCCTCGGTTGCCATTCACTCCCACTTCCCTTCGGCATCATGGAAGAGAGGATAGCAGAAAAAGACGTTTCTGTGTTATAAAACGGACAATGTCCCGATATAAGGGACACTTTTTTGGAAAAAAAATTTCCGCGCTTCGCGCGGAAGGGAGTCATCGCTTTCGCGATGACATCAGGATTCAGTTACGCAGTGGGCAGCTGAACGAAAGCGGAGCGGAAGCCGATGCTGCCGTACGCGCTCGAACGAGGAGCGCCGTTCGAGAGGAAGACGCCGGCGAAGGCACCATGGCCCCAATTGCCGCCGCGGTAGAAGGACCGCTCTGCTTCGGCATTGTTGAAGTAGAAGTAATCTCCGTTGTAAGCACCGGCGGTACTGTCATACTTGAACATGCCAAGAGCCTGCAGGAGCAGTTTCGTTGCGTCTCCGATATTGGCAGAACAATTCACAGATTCAAAAGTGCATCCATGCGCACCGGGTGCAGAATCGGAGATGGTCGTATCATACTTGCAAGCGGAGCTTACCCAGTCCATCTTTACAGATCCGGAGGTCGTTCCGTTTCCGTCCGGAGTGATCAGCGTGCCGTCATCGGCTTTGATAGCCATCCACTGGGCAGAAGCAGCGGTCTGCGGATTCGCTCCATCAGCACCGTTGTTGTTTGCGAGAATCTGCAGTTCGCCCTTGACGGTACGGATGCCGCCGCACCATTCCCAGACATTTCCGTTCAGGTCCCAGATGCCGTTCACGGTGCCGTCGTGGCTCCAGCTCAGGGGGCCGGTTCCAGTCGCAACGCGCCCGATATTGGCACCATCCATGCTGGTGGGGATCGCCTGATAGACGCTGTCACCAGCGTCTTTGCCGTAGTTGTTGTTGCCCTTCGGCATGGATCCATTGTTCTTGCACCACTGTGCAATCAAGCCCCACTCCATCATGGTCATCAGGTGCCACCCGGCGCCTTTTGCCGTACAAGCAGACAGAGCGGCATCAAAGTTGATGCTGGTTTTCGGATCCTGTCCGGGCAGAGAATAGGCGCGTCCGTTCTGTACGATGTTCTGATACTTGCTGATATAGATCGCGTCCACTTCCTGGCCGTTCACGATGAAAGCAGGATGCGTGGCCGTGGAAGCGCCCAGGCCGAGCTGAGCATAGGTCATTTTCGGGATCTTCACCATAATGGACGGGAGACCCTTATCATCGTAAAGGATTTCGTTTGCGGGAGCCAGCGCTTTCAGCGCCAGATTCGACAGATCAAAATTGTTAGGCATGTTTCATATCCTCCTTAATCTTCGATAGACCACAGGCTCAGTGTCACGAGATCCAGATCCAGCGGAACGGGAACCAGGATCGTCTTCTCCGGATCATCCGGATCGGCTTCCTCGTTGTACCTCCGCGCAGGGATGTCGATCTCAGCGACATAGCGGCGGCCCGCGGCAGTTCCGAGCACCAGGCAGTCATCCTCGTCATAGCAGACGTCGATATGAACAGCCCAGTCTTCTTCGCGCTTGATCAGGTTGATGGTGAGATCATCGTCAAAGGTGATCTTCTTCTTGGTGGCCGTGTCCTGAATGTCGTATTCGATTTTAGGCCCTTCGTTCTTCTCTACGATAATCATGATATGATTCCTCCAATCACAATGTACTCAACAACGGCAGACTTCGCGCTGCCGGTGAAGGCCAGTTTGAATCCGTTGACCTGCTTGTCAGATGCAACGACTTCGCCGGGGTTTCCGTTCGCACTCTTGATATCCGCAATGATCGCGTACTTCACGTTCTTCTGCGTTTTTACAAGCGCAACGGTCTGCTGGCTGTTATTGAACGGGAACGCGCCGGTATTGGTCAGCGTCACCGTGCCCTGTTCACAGATCAGCGCGTCAGCTTCGTTCTGCCATTCATGCTGGCGAAGCGCGTTGATCAGCAGCGCAACAGCCGTGTCTTTGTCCAGGTCCACCAGAGCAAGCTCTGCCTCAACCTGCTGGGTGCCTTCGCCGCTCTTTTCATCGGCGTACTTCATGGCTTTTTTCAGCGTAAGGAGATCCATGCCTTACACCTCCCGCCATACATCATCCGGCCCCAGCAGATAGGTCTTGCTCATGTCCTGCAGGTACGCGATACTCCCGGCTACGGTCTTCGTCTCAGTGCCACTCTGGCTGTTGGGAAGATCCGAAGCGTCGGCAGCTGCGGTCATGATGAACTCCCGGTAGTTTTCATCCTTGCCGGGGCCACCTCTTACAACCTGTTTGATCATCTGTCAAAACCTCCTATCACAGCATAGGTTACCTTCACGCTGGAAGCGGATCCGGTGTATGCGATCTTGAAGCCGTTCACCTGGCGCTCGGAGATGTCCACATCTCCGGCAGGTCCGCCGGTGGGCTCCACCTTGATCACTTCCACGATGTAGTTCAGATTGTCCCTCGTCACGGTCAGCGGTACCGTCACGATGGAATTGTTGAACGGGAACTGCATCGTGTTCGTCAGCGTTACGCTGCCGGTTTCCTGGTCGGTGGCACGTTCAAGCGCTTCGACGCGCCATACGGACTGCCGGAGACCGTTGACCATCAGATCCTGCGCAACATGCGCGTCCATGATCCCGTCTTCCATGTTGTTCCAGTGGGCCGCGTCCTGAGGTGTGCCCTGTACGTAGATCTCACCGGTTACAGGATCATGGCGGATCAGCCCGCCGCCCAGATCCGTTTCCGTGAATATGCCTTCATACTCGGTTACCTCGTCGACCCAGTTCGTCCGATTGTACATCCTTAGCTCACCTCGCTTTCTGTGATATTGAAATCGAACCACTGCATCAGATTCGTCGTAGCGCGTTCGATCACAACATTGATCGTTTTGGACGCCCAGACTTCATTCAGCTGCGAAATGAGCCGGACACCGGTAATCGTGCAGGCTGCGCCGTGCGCGATCTCGCACTTGACCCGAACCGTGCCGTCGTTCATGATCGCAATCTCGACCAGGTTCGCGTCATACCAGGTCGATCCGACCCGGTACTGTCCTTTGTAAATCTGCCGTTTGATAAAGTTCCGGAAATCCCTGAGGGCTTCGTTGGAAAGCATCTGGTATTCACCTCCTTACATCAGCGCGTGGAGCGGCGTTCCGCAGGGCCTGACACGGTAAGAGCTGGTCAGCCCTCCGGAGTCCAGCACGATCCCGCTGCCGTTTCGCTGGCCATGCACCGCTCTTGTGGGCCGCATACCGGATGCCAGCACATGGTATGTCTGGTTGTACCGGGCTGTGTTCACAATGATGTTGCAGCACACGCGGATCACCGGTTCACTGCCGTCCATGGCGGCTCTCGCCGGTTTGAATAAACGCACCTTGTCCAGTGCGGGATCAATGTAAATGGGCGTGGAAGGATCGGACGCGTCCAGCACAATCCGGAAGTGGAACGGATCCCCTCCGTAATTGAACCATTCGTCTACGATCGAATTGGGCCATACATCGCTCAGGGCCTTTTCAACCGCTTCCACCGTACCCATGCGCCGGTGAACGTACCAGCTGTCCTTGACCGTCCTGCGCTTGATCTCCAGCGTGGCATCGTAGTCATACCAGTCGATCTTCAGATCCTCCGCCAGTATGTCCAGGATACCCTCATCCAGTTCGTCAATCCGGCAGTAGATCGCCGCCTTCCTGGCGTCCGGAAGGCGGCTGAACATCACCCGGGCGGCAACCTCCGCCAGCTGCTTGAGATGCTCGTCCTGCAGAATCACGTCCGGCAGATTCGCCATGAAGGCGTCTACGCTGAAATTACTCATCCTCGTAGCCCCCGTTCGTCAGGGTGATTCCGGTGCACTTGGCGATCTGCGGGACCGTGTCGCCAAAGTCCGTGTCCGGATCGTAGTCCGAGTAATCGATCACGCCGTCCCGCAGAACGGTGTAGGTCGGGGAAGTGATGACGCAGCGCTTCGCACCGGCATCCAGCACCCGCCGGATCAGCTCGTCCGGAACGATGTCCCTTCCGAGCTTTCCGCTCTGCCAGATCACGTATTCCGCGACCGCCTGGGTGACAGCGCTCTGCACAGAAGCCCCGGAAGCTGTCGCGTTCTTCGGGATGTAGTAGGTCAGGTTCACGGTGTAGGTCACTTCGTCCGGATCGTTCACCGTTACCTTGTCGGTCAGCGGCCTGCGTTCCTTGGCGCTGCATTCCGCAAGAACCTCCGCTTTGACTTCGCTCCCGGCAATCGTGCCGTCATCCATCAGGCAGTAGATGTACACCTCGCCGTCATACGGCGAATTGACCACCACGTCCCCGATGTCGCTGTTGGCGTGTTTGGCGAAGTAGATATAGGCGCCCTCCGCGCCGCAGGTGGAATAGGCATCCTGACTCTGGCGCATCAGCTCGTAGTATTCATCGTCTGTCGGGACGTCCGAGCCGCCGCCTGTGGCATCCGTGTTCTCGCAGCTGTCGTAGTAGGGGAACACATCCACGCACTTGCAGATCTCTCCGGCCGCGTATCCGTTTCCCTCCGTGCCGATTACCTGGCAGGTGGCGTGCACCGTGCCGGTGGTTTCCCCGGCGTCAATCTGCAGGTCATCGTCCGTGGTGAACACGATCGTCTGATCAGCATCCGACACCCGGGTTCCGGCGGGAACGATCACGGCTTCATCCTGCGCTTCGCTCAGCGTGAACTGGATGGTCGCGCCGGCGTATGTCGCGTCCGGCCTGCTCTCTTCGTAGTACATCTGGCCCAGCGCGTCCAGGTCTTCGCCGCTGGCCCGGGAAGGCAGGTTCTGATTCCCGGCGTAGTTCACGTTCGCCGCGTTGTACTGCGCGATATTGGACAGGATCCGGCAGAAAAGCAGGTCCGCGCCGGTGGGCCGGGTCTTCCCGGTGACCGCCGTGTAAATCGCGGCTACGTCCGCGTCAATCTGATCCGTGTCCATGTTGACGAACTGATACATTTCATTCGTCCGGCTCATGGGATCGTCACCTCCAGAATAGGAATCAGGATATCCGGATGGTTCGGATCATCCTCAAATGTGATTTCTTTCAGCGTGGCCCGGCTTTCATGCAGCCGGAACTGTTCGCTGATGGCTACGGCGTACGCGGCCTTGGCGACCGGCACAGGCTTGTGCATGACTTCCGGATCCAGACCGTAATCCCTGAGGTTCGGGCAGCTGCCCTGCGTGGTCTTGAGGATGCACAGGATGTTCTGCACGATGTCCTGTTCGCTGTCCTCTTCCGGGAACAGGGTCAGGTTCAGCTCGTCAGATCCCTTGATGATCACCGTCATACGTCTCCACCTGCTTCCGTCAGCGTCACCGTGACTTTCGCCTGGGTGATGTCGCCCTCTTTGTACACGTACTCCACGTTGTACGGAATCGATTTGACAACCCAGGTTCCGAACAGCTTGTCGCCGAGCACCAGGTTGCAGATCGTTCCGTCCTCCATGAAGGCTTCCAGCTTGTCCAGTTCCTTCTGCGGGTTCACGCCAAGGTAGGCGCTCAAAAGCATTTCAAACGTGATCTGGTCCGCGTCCATTCCGGTCATCTCCGGCACAGCCTTGTGACCGTGGATCTTGTGGGTCGTATAGTTGGCCTGCTTCCGCACCTTCATGTTGGAAAAGGTCTCCACCAGACCGGAGGAGACCTGAAAAGCAACGTCCTTGCTGGCTTTGCCGACCCCGAGATATCCGACTTTCATGGAATCACCCCCGCGATATACCCAGGCGCGTTAAAGCCCGGTTCCATAATCACCAGCACCTTGTCGTTCACCTTCGGCATCCAGCTTGACGATGTGTGGCTGTGGCTTCCGGCAGAATTTGTTTCACCGTCAGGGCAGGTGTGCTTATGGCCCCCGCTGTAGTTCGTGGTCAGTCCAGGGAACTGAAGCACCGGTAGCCAGTCGGAAACCATATTGCTCCGGGCGGGATAATACACGCGGGCTTTTTTGTTGTTCGCATCGATCGATGAAACCTTGCCAATGCGAATCAGATCATTGGCGTCCGCCATGCTTCATCCCTCCTTAATCAAGGTAAACGACCTGCCCGTTGACGACGGTCGCGTTCCTGGTTTTGACGCCTTTGCCGACAGGCGTTTTCGGGTCGACCCATTCGATATTTCCGATGGGGATCCAGCCGGTGATGCCACCGGGGCCGGAGCACTTCCTGCGTCCGTTCTTGGCAGATCCCAGGATCGTCAGCTTCTGGCCCTTGGCGATGGCGCCGACCGTCCATTTGTCTTTCTCATTCTTGTAAACGCTCGTTGCGCACTTGGTCCGCGGCTCCTTCATTGTGCCTGTTTGCGTCTTTCCTCCGGTGCCGCCGCCGGTATCCTGCTTTTCTTCCTCGGTCTTGACGGTGACAACGGATCCCTCCGGAATCGTCCGGAGCGTGATCTTGGTTGTATAGCCGCTGCTGCCGATGTCGTGCTTCGCGCATTTGATGATGTACTTGTCATCCCACATGCCGAAGCCTTTGATCGTGATCGTCATGCCGGCGCCGATCATGGGATTGCCGATCAGGGTGAAGCTTACTTTCCGCTCGTATTTGTTGTGAAGGCGCAGGATCTTTGCCGCCAGCTCTCCGGCTTCGGCCATGCTGTGCACAGGCCGGTTGGTTACGGTGCAGACGGTGTGCTCCTTTGCTTCAGCGTCGTAATCGTCCGCGTTGGCGGTCGCTTCGTACTTGGTGCCGGTGGCAGCGTCATAATACCGGACGATACACTGGTCATAGTGCGTGTCGCCGTCCTGGGTGTCCAGGTCGTACTTGGTATAGGTGCCGTCCATCCATTCGATGGTGGACACGGCCTGCATATTCTCGTACCGGGCCTGGTCGAAGATAATCAGCTTCAGCCCGGAGATCTTCAGCGAATACCCGTGATCGTGGCACAGCTGCTGCAGGAACGCGATATCCGTCTGCTTCGCCTGTTCCACCCGGGCATAGCTCGGATCGTTCGGGCAGTCGTAGAGGAAGCCGAGCCCGGCCTTCTGGGCGATTTCCGCGCCGATCTTCTTGAGCGTGTAGTTTTCCCAGCTTTTGTCCCGCTCTTCGGTCCTCACGCCGTTGGAGTACGGCAGGGACGTGCCCTTGATCAGGATCTGGGACGGCGGACCGCTGGCCTTCAGCTGATCCAGTTCAAAAAATCCGAAGTCTGCGCTCCGGATCTTTCCGTTGGGATGGTACTGCTTCACGCCTGCGGATATTGTCAGGCCCTTTGTTCCTTGCTTAATACCGTATGCCGCCTGGGCCATGGTATCGTTCAGCCACTGGCCAAGCCATTTCTTTTTCCGATCCTGGATCTTAATCTGCAGATCGTCCGCTTCGTCTTCTTCGTTGTCTGTGTAATTCAGAGACAGCAGGCCCTCGTTGACAGGCTGGGAAATATCCACGCCGTCAAAGGAGACCGCGACTTCCGTATGAAGCGCTTTTCCTTTCTCGCCGGTGGTTTCAATGCCGGTAATGATGACGGGTTCCGGTGCTTTCGGAGGAGCCGTTTTTTCAGGCTCCGTTTCCTCCCAGGTGACAACGATGTAGATATACGATCCGCCGCGCAGCTGACATGCCCACCGTGTAACGCCGTCTGTCTTGATCTCGGTGATTCCGACATAGTTCGCGTTGGTCTGCAGGTCAAGCTCCTGTTCTCCGCTTTTCCCCGTCGGCACGTCACCCAGCTGCTCGCCGCTGTCCGTGCGTGTCACGACCATATGCCGGTCGGAAGCGTACACATTCCGGATGTCGATCTTCAGCTTGGCGCTGGTGATCTTGTACGGCGTGGCGGGAAACGATCCGGAAATAAGGTTCAGTTTCCACTTCTGCGCAGACGCGCCGTTGTAGATCTCCCGGTGCGGACTGAGCACGGCCGACTTGTACGTTACGGTTCCGGTTGCCATGTCTTATCTCCTCCAGGGCGGCAGCATGTCCAGCGTTTCGTCCTGCATCTCGATCTCCGGCACGTTCAGGACGATGCCGGCGGGAAACACGTAATTATCCGCCAGATAATCGGAGTTGTTGGCCATCAGCTTCCCGGTGTAGGCTGTAGATCCGTACACCTTGAAGCTGATGGCGTCCCACATATCTCCGCTGACCGTGGTATAGGTACTCATGCGTACTTCCTCCTTGTCCGGTCATTCTCGATTTCGTCCAGCATTTCCTCAAGCTGTCCGCGCATATTCTCCGTCTGCTCTTCCAGCATGGCCCGAAGCTCTTCCGTGTTCGAGCTTCCGGACAGATTGAACTGCGGTTTGAAATCGATGCTGTACACGTTTCCGCCGTTTCCGGAGCTCTGAAGCGCGGTAACGGGTTCCGCGTTTGGCGTGAGCTTGTCCATGGTCCGCTGCGTCTCGCTGGCGTCCATGATCTTCTCGCCGCCATTGAGGTAAACCAGCTCGGGGCCGTTTTCACCAACCATGGCGAAGCCTTCCGGAGCGTTCTCCGTACCTCCGGCGAATCCGGGGAAGTTCAGGCTCAGTGACAGCTTCTTCATCGCCGCTGCCGCGACCTTTGCGAACGCGCTTTCAACAGCGCTCTGCTTTCCAGCGGCGGCATCCGCGAATGCCTGCATGGTCGAAGCGCCTGCTGAAGCCGCTTCGTCCGACTTGTTCATGTTCTCGACGGTTGTATTCAACTGGGTTTCCAGCGCCGTCATTTTCTCAGTGAAGTCCGTCTGCATTTCTGCCACGGTGTCCGCGAATTCGCCCTTAGCCTTCTCGATCTCGGCGAACTTGTTATTGATCTCGTCAATGGAGTCGCCGCCGTTCTTGGCCATATCGTCCACGAGGGCCTGGATATAGCCGGCGCTTTCAGCGGTACCGTCAGACAGTTCAGCCAGGATGGATTTATCCAGTCCGGCTTTTTCCAGGAGCTGCAGGTTCTCCTGGTACTTCTGGATATATTCCAACTGGGAATCCATGGCGGAAATCATATCCGTCACGCTGGTTTTCACGGCTTCCGGAGCGTTCTGGAACAGTTTCAGCTGCCCGTCGATGCTGTTGTAGGCGGATTCGTAGGCCGTTGTATACGCTTCGGACAGCGCTTCCATCTGATCGATGATAGGCTGTGTGGCGGTTGCTACATCCTCGGCGGTATAGGCAACGTCTGCGTCCGCTGCAGCAAGTTCTCCGCTGGCGTCAGCCGCTTCCTCCGTCGCCGCGGCCCGTTCCTCCATGGTCGTCTTAACACGTTCCATGATGGAGTTGACAGTCGCTTCGCGATCTTCCTGACCGATCAGGGCGTCGTTCAGCAGGGTCCGGGCTTCCGCTTCATCCAGCACACCGGATTCGATGGCGTTGGCGATGTTGTCAATGTAGTTCTGCTGGTCTTCCTGAAGCGTCTGGATGTTTTCCGCGTACTTCGTAACCTGGCCGTTGGCGTCATCAATATCCCAGGTCAGATCCTCGTAGGAATCGGCGTATTTCTCGATGAACGCGTCAGCGGCTCCGATACCATTCAGCCAGGCGTGTCCGAAATCTTCGTAGGGAGCTTCCTGCAGAATCTGGTTCATCTGCTGGAGCTTCTTCTGCGCGTTGTCGTAATCCCCTGCGCTTTCGAAGTCCTTCATCTCGCCGTACAGGGCACGGAGACGTCCGGCGTAGGAATTCGCGTAATCGTCGTATTCGGCCTGAACCCTGGCAGCTTCAGCTATGGCTTCCGTTCTGGACGCTTCAGCTTCCGCCATCCGGTTGACGCTTTCAACGTAGGAGGAAGCGCCGCCGGAAACGTTCGCCTTGATTCTGTTCGCGGCTTCCTTGGCAGCTGCGTCAGCTTCTTCCATCATCGCTTCAGCGTTTTCGGAATGCGCATCCGCTTCGTTGCCGGCGGAAATGCCGAGTTGATCTTCGATGGCTTTCAGTTCGGTCAGGCGATCCTGCAGCGTTTTCGCCGCGCTTTCGGTGACAACGTACTGGCCTGCGGTCTGCTGGTAGGCCGTTTCGCACTTTTCGACTTCCTCGCGCTGTGCTTCAATGGCCTTGTTTACTTCTTCCAGCTGCCCACGCAGGGAAGTCCTGGCATCTTCGGTCTCGGCATGTTCCAGCCGCGTTTGCAGCTGGCCCTGACGCTCTTCCAGATCTGCCATAGCAGTCTTGGCTTCCTTCAGATCTGTCTTGGCCTGCAGCGCGTCAGCCTTCAGTTTGTCCACATCCGCCTGCATGGCTTCCATGTTGTCC